CGTTAGGCTGGCCTGAGCGCGATTTCCACAGGGGGGGGCTTATCTGCTTTGGGGCAGGCGGGAGCGGCCATGAAGCCGCTCTGCATCGACCTTTACCCCGCTACACAAGAAAAGCATTGTCAACGCCAAGGATAAGCGTTACAATGCTTTTATGAGGCATGTGGCGATTTATGGATCAGTCAAGATACTTCGAGACCTCTGTCCAGAGTGTAAGGAGTACGCTTTCATCCTCCGAGGAAAGGTTCGCGTGTTGCGGTGCCGCGGCGGATCTCACCGAACCCGCGTCAAGGTATAAGCGCATGTCACAGGGAGACGGAAGCCGGAATCTGCCACCGCTTGAGCAAAGAAGGGCCGTGCTCAAGGCCCAAGAGAACCGGTGTTTTTACTGTGACCGGATATTCGGATTTCGATACCGGACAAAGCGCGGAACTCGCCCATTATGTGTAGAATGGGATCATCTAGTACCATATGCGTATCTCAACAGCAGCCCGGACTACAACTTCGTGGCGGCCTGCCGAGAATGCAATCGAATTAAGGGTGCCATCATGTTCCAAACCATTGAGGAGGCGATAGTTTATGTCAGATCTAGGGTCTGGAGTTTGCAAGAATCCGAAATGCGACAAGACTTACAAGCGGAAGAGAATTAAGCAGGCTTATTGCTCTCCTAAATGCAGGATGGACCACTGGGTTTCCAAGCATCCCCGAGTGGCCATCGCTGTATAGGCACCCCCCGGCGCGTCCTGGGGCGATTTCAGCCCCGCAGCCGGCGCGCCATCTCCACGTTATCTTCGACCGGGCAGGCGCGCGACTCGCGGCAGCCCGACCAAGGGTGGATCGTCTCCATGCAGTACCGCGAGCAAAACCGGACTCCGCACCGGGAGCAGTGGAAATTGAGCACCGCGTGCCGGTCGCAGCTCGCGCACTGCGGCAGCGTGGCCTCCTGGCAGCGCAAGCACCAGGCGGGATCGTGGCCGTGCGGACACGGCTCCACAGCATCCGGAGATTTTGATTTCCGTTTTGGCATTTCAGTCACGCTCCAATTTATTGTTTGCTGCCGCCGTGGCCGCCGCCGACGAGATCCAATCCGCTCCGCATTCATCGCACTTATACCGAGCGCCGCCATACGCTGGAGTCTCAATAACGGCCAAGGAGCCGCACTGGCAGCGCACAAGTTCCGCATCTGCCTTTGCTGCCGCCGTGGCCGCCGCCGCGTCCCCGGATGGTAGCCGCTCCCAAACGTCGCAGTAGTTTTCGCACCGAGCCGGGATACAGGTTATGGTCTTAAGGTTTAGGTTTGCCGTTGCCATCCTAGCGATCTCTTCCCGGTAAAGCTGATGGGGCAGCAGGACGCGAACGGCGTGCAGCCCCCGGCCCTCATTGACGCACAGCACCATGACGTTACAGTCATCCGGCATTGGCACATGGACGGACTTACCGAAGGTGGTGTCCGTGAAATCCGTTAGAAAAATCCCCACTCGCCCGTTCATGCCTCTTCCTCCCTTTCCGGCGCCGGCGGAAACTGCATTACCCACCGCAGTTTCACGCCGAGCGACCGGTAATCTTCGTTCAACTCCCCGGCGCGTGCCACGCTCAACGGCTGCCGCGCCTCCACCTGGCCGGTGTTCAGGTCCACGAGGTCATAGGTGTGTTCCATGGCTGTCCGGACCTACAGTCCGCGCTCCGCATAACTCGCACGCAGCGCATCCAGGCGCGCTACCGCCTCTTTTTCCTCGGGGGTCGGATCTTCGCGCAGCCGACGCGCAAAATCTTCCCAGTACCCCGCATGCTCGGCACCCAACTTTGTCTCGCCGATATCCACAATCTGCCCATCTTTGCGCCGCACCACGCCCGGCGCGATTATGCCAGTTTTCTTTTTCATTTCCGTTATCTCCTTTACCCCGACGCCTCTCGGCGTTTCGCCCGGATGTTCGCCGGGTCTCCTCGGGGGGCTTAGAGGCTTCCATGCCACAGGCCAGGAGCGTCATGAGCGATCATTTCCGCTACGATTCGCCTGGCTGCCACGACTTCCCGCATGTCCACCGCGATACTGTATTGCCCGCCTACGCCGTGAAAGTCTGTCGATGTCGCGAAGCCTGCTTGCGCGAGCGCTTCCCCTACCCTGAGAATCGCCTGCCATTTTCCGCTTTTGTATATCTTTGTCATTCCTATCTCCTTTTCTTTCTTTGCCTTGCCTTCTATAATTCAAGTATGTACCCCTTCCGCTTCCCCGCATAGCCCCCCGATGCGGGTTTGTACAAAATCAAATGCGGGCATACCCTTGCACAAATGGGGGTATCGGGTACAATCGAAGCATGGAACCCCTGCCCCAAACCGACGAAATCTTGGAACGCCTGGCCAGCGGGGAACCATTGCGGGCGATTTGCCGCTCCCCTGGAATGCCTACCGAATGCGCCGTGCGCCGGCGCGTAGTTGATGATACAGAAGGATTTGCGACGCAATACGCGCGCGCTCGCCACATAGGTCTCGACGCGGAAGCTGAGGCGATTGTGGAGACGGCGGCGGATAAAACGCGCGATCCGAATGACCGGCGTGTCGAGGTGGACGCACGCAAGTGGCTGCTGTCCAAGCTGCGGCCGGACAAGTATGGCGACCGCCTGGCGGTCGATGCGCGCGTGGAGCACTCCGCCGGCGCGGAGATCCTCGCAGCGCTCCGGCAGCGCCGCGGGACCGAGATCGAGGAGCCGCCCGCCATCGAGGCTGCTATCCAAAGAGAGGATTGATCGGCGAGCCGGCGGGCGCCATGCTGGGAGCATGGAAACCATACTGATTCTGACGGTGTTCTTTTCGCTGATCGCTACGACGGTGGCTTTGGCGTGCAGCTTCCTGGGAGTGTTCGACCACTCCGCGGACAAGCTGGAGCTGGCCAGGCTGCCCAACCCGCCGGCCGGACAGAGCAAGGATTACTGAGGCATTGCAGGGAAGGGCGGCAAGTGAGCGCGTTTACGCTCAGTCTGCCATTTTCGCCAAGATTGCGACAATTCCCGCTGTTGGCGCCGCTCTTGTGGCGTGGGATAGATTGGTTCTCTGGGTTTTGCGCGAGTCCAGTTAAGCTTCGACATTTACAGACACAACTCTTCCTATATCAGTAAGAAGCAAGTGGATTGCCAAACTTGGCAAGCCGAATCTCGTGATTTCCGCCGCTTTAACTTCCGCGGTTTCAGGCTGCGAGTCGCTTACTCAGCTATCGGCGATTCAGCCGTTCTCCAAGATCCCCAAACCAGCACCCAAGATTCACCCTGGGGAGGACGCCGGGCCTTCATCGTGCGATCCCGCGGCGCTCTGCTGGCCGAAACTGCGCTTCCCACGTTCCGCCCGCCCTGCCGTCACGCGTGACTCAACCAGACGCGGCGAAGAAGGATCTTATCGCCAATCGCCCATCGCCGTCAATCCCTATACCCGAATCGACCCCTGGGGTCGAATCGACCACAGGGTAGTTGACGCCTGCCCCGCTCCGCGCTATCCTTCGGCCATGCGTTGCAAACTAGCGTGTTGTTCCAAAATCAATCTCGGTGATGGCGGCTATACTCTCGGATTCTATGCAGTTTATGCTGGGTCGGAAGAAAACGACAAGTATTTCAAAGCTACACCGAGCGCCCATTTCTATTTGCAGACCGTCAACGAAGCCGCAGCGGCAAACTTCGAGCTCGGCAAGCAGTACTACGTGGATTTTACGGCCGCCGCATAATACTTAGCAAATGTGGACCTCCGCGACTTGGCAGGACAACCTGGAGCGCATCCGGCAGATCCAGGCGCGCCGGAAAGCCGCCCAGCGCGCCGGGTGGAAGCGCGAACTGGAGCGCGCTGCGCGAAGACGCGCCGTCCGGCGCCAGCAGCAGGCTCAAGACCTATGGATGGACGCCAAATCCGCCCGGTGGCTTGACAGTCTTCGCGGGCGGTGAGACCATCGTGGCCATGAACTGGCTCAACCTCATTACATTGATCCTGCAAACCGCGGACGCCGATCTGCCGGCCATCGAAGCGTTGATCGAAGGCATCAAGGGTGCAACTCCGCAGCACCAGGCGACGGTAAACAAGGCGGTATCGGCAGCGCTGACCAAGTAGTAGCCGTGGAAGACCGGCTACCATCACTATCGCTGGTAAAAAACCATGACATACTCGGCAGACAAGTGCGCGTGCGGCTGTTCTGACGTGCCGGACCATGGGGCGTGTCCGACGTTCGAGCCGGGCAGCGATGGCGTGCATTGCGTGTACTGCGATCATGCGCTAGCGTGTCACGCGCGCGATGCCGGACGGCCGACGTACAACCTGCCGCTCGAAGTGGGGCGGCGAGATGTGGAGCCATGAAACCAGGAGTCCTAGACCGCTGGCAAGGCTTGATGTACGTTCGTGAGGGTGTTATCTCTCTGGGCGGCGTGGCGCGGGATCGCGAAGGCCTGCCATGGACGGCCGTCAAGCTGGACATAGAGGCTGGCCAGGTACCTCTCGGCGACTTCCCGCAACTTGAGGACGCCAAGAGAGCGGTGGAGCAAGCTTGCCGATCGAAGTAGACCGGGCACTCTGCAAGGCAATGGCGGAACTGTACGCCGATCCGCTCGCCTTTGTGGAGTTGGCCTTTCCGTGGGGCAAGCCTGGACCGCTGCAAGACGAGAGCGGCCCGGACGCCAACCAGCAGGAGTTCCTGCGCAGCCTGGCGGATGAGGTGCGATCGCGGCGGTTCAATGGACGCGATCCGGTACTGCCCGTGTTGATGGCCGAGACGTCCGGCCACGGCACGGGAAAAAGCGTTCTTGGCGCATGGATCGCGTGGTGGATACTGAGCACACGGCCCGGTTCACGCGGGACCGTGACAGCCGGCACGTTTGCGCAGCTTGATTCAAGGACCTGGGCGGCAATCCAGTGGTGGGGCAAGATCTGCGTCACGGCGCCATGGTTCGATATCCAGGCGCACGGGATCTACAGCCGGGAAGATCCGGACTCATGGAACTGCGTGGCGCAGACCTGTAAGGAGGAGAACGCCCAGAGCTTTGCGGGGCAGCACGCTCGGACTTCGACGTCCTGGTATATCTTCGATGAAGCGAGCGAGGTGCCGAACAAGATATGGGAGACGGCCAGCGGGGGATTGACGGACGGCGAACCGATGTTCTTCGCCTGGGGGCAGTGCGTTCGGAACACGGGGGCGTTTTATGAGGTGTGCTTTGGAAGCCAGCAGGCGCGGTGGAACACCAGAAGGGTTGACAGCCGCACAAGCAAGTTTACAAACAAGCAGCTTATCAAGCAGTGGGCTGCCGATTACGGGGAAGAGTCAGATTACTTTAGGGTCCGCGTGTTGGGGATGGCCCCCTCCGCTTCTGAGTTGCAGTACATCGACAGATCGAGGGTTGATGCAGCCCGGAGACGGACTCTTCGAGACAATCTTCAAGACCCTCTGATCGCCGGATTCGACGTAAGCGGAGGCGGCAAGGCGTGGAACGTAATCCGGTTTCGCCGCGGGCTGAATATGGCAACTAAGCCGGCTATCCGGATACCGGGGGAACAGGACCCAGATCGGACGCGGCGCATAGGGATCTGCGCAGAGTTGCTGCGCGACCAGCGCCCGGACAGCCGGATCGCGGCGATGTTCGTGGATACGGCCTTCGGCGCTCCGATTGTGCAGAGCTTGCGCTCGATGGGGTTCGAGAACGTGTACGAAGTGGCGTTCGGGGGGGAGTCGCCTGACCCGCATTGTGCGAATCTGCGCGCGTTCATGTACTCGAAGCTGAAGGACGCCTTGCTCCAGGGCTCCATCCCGGATGACGAGAGCCTGTGCCAGCAGTTGTGCTTGCCTGGCTACCACATTAAGCTGTCGGGAAGTAAACTAGTTATCGAGAGCAAGGCAGATATCCAAGCGCGGGGCGAAAAGTCGCCCGATGACGCCGATGCGCTTGCTTTGACGTTCGCGCGGGCGGTCCCGCAACAGATTCAGGAGTGGCAGGACGCGCCCCGGTACGTCTACGGGGCCGACGGGTGGATGGGATGAAGGAGGATTTATGTCGCTGATCGCAGTTCTTTGTCTTGTGTTGCTGTTTCTGGCGGCGCTTGGGCAGTCGTGGTGGTGGAGAGGGCCGGCCGGCAGTCTTTGGTACGGCAGCGCGGCTTTTTATTGGGGCATGTTCTTCTTCGCCCTGTACGTGATGTGGCCCACAATCCGGGCATTGAGTCATGGCTGATGTTGACATTGCGCGGGCTGTGGTCTAAACTCTGGAATCAGGAAGAAATGTCCGAAACCCAAACGGATTCGACGCCTTTGCGGGACGCAGCGGACTTCGAGGAGTTCAAGTCGCTGAAGAACGCACCGTCCTCGACCGACGTTAAACCAGCGCCGGCGCCGGAACCGAAACCAACTCCCTCCGAGCCACCGGCCAAGCCGGCGGGCGAAAGTGCCGCAGCCCCGGAAGCTGCTGTTAATCAGGACCCCGAAGGGACACCTCCAAGAACGGATGCCGAAAGGCGAATCCGTCAACTGGCCGCCGATAAGAAGCGGCTGGAAGCGGAATTGGAGGAATTGAGGAAGCCAAAACCGGCAGCGGCAGCGCCGCCGGCCACAGTGGAGCAGCCGAAACCGGCCGCCGAGCAACCCGCTACCGAAGATCCGAAACCGACCCGCAAAGAGACGATTGCACGGCTCGCGCAGGAACACCCTGCCGAGTCGTATGAGCAACTCCTGGACCGGTTCGACGATCTGAAGGGCGAATGGGAACAGCGGCAGAAGACGCGCGAAACCCAAGAGCGGCAGCGTAAAGATCAGGCGGAAGTGTGGCAGCGAACGCTGTCACAGGTCCGATCCGAAGTCCCTGATTTTGACGCCAAAGTATTCCAGAATCCGGCGCTGTTGATGCGGCCGGAAGCCTGGAGATTCGCCGCGGCAATGGGCGCCAACGGTTTGCGGGCAATTCACGAGATCGGCAGCGATCTTGCGGAATGCGCGCGAATCGCCGCGCTTGAAGGCCACGAGCAGATTCAGGCCGTGGCAATCCACTGCAATTCCCTCACATCCCCGAAAGGCCCCGAGCAACCGCAACCCGCACCGGTACGTCCTGTGCTGGTTTCCCGTGCTCCGGCTCCGCCCCGCAGTTTGGGCGGGATCTCTCCTGGGGAGCCTAAAGCCCCCACGAATTACGACGAGTATCGAAACCAGAAGCGCAAGGCGTAGCGGCCATCCGTGTTTCACGTGAAACACAGGAGGGCCACACATGGCCAATCAGCTTTTGACGCGCCAGGAGATTACCTGGGACTCCCTGGAAATCCTGGAGAACAATCTCGTTATCCTGCCGAACTTCTATCGGGACCTCGATAAGGAATTTGGCAAAAAAGGCGGCAAGATCGGCGACACGATCTTTGTCCGCAAACCGCCCCGCTTCATCGGACGCGACGGCCAGGCATACTCTCCGGAGGGTCTGACCGATACCGAAGTGCCCATCACGATCAGCCAGCAATCGGGTGTAGACTTCGAGTTTCCGAGCGTCGAAAAGTACCTTTCGCTGGACGATTTCCGCCGGCGCTACTTGGAACCGGCGATGATCTCGCTCTCAAACAAACTCGATTACCGCTGCGCCAGCATGGCGGTGCTCAATACCGCCAACTTTGTCGGTTCGGTCGGAACGACCCCCGGACTGAGCGGCTCGGATGCGTTCAACACCTACGCGAACGCGCGCCAACTGCTGTTCCAAATGGGATTCGACCCGAAGGGCGGTGAATGGTCGCTGGCCATCAACGCGCTGGCAGAGCGCGGCTGGCTGGACTACACCAAGCAGTTCTACAACCCGGCCGACAGTCTGTCAAAGCAGTGGAAAACCGGCCAGGTGAACAACGCTCTCGGGCTGAAATGGTTTGTCGATGAGAACATCAATGCGCAAACCATCGGCGCGCTGAATAACACGGCCTATGGCTCCTACCTGCCCGAAGTGACCGGCGCCAACCAGACTGGAACCTCCATCAACACGAAGGGCTGGCTAGGCGGTGCCTCGACCGGCATTGCCAACGTGCTGCTGCCGGGAGACGTGATCTCCTTTGCGGGCGTCTACGCAGTGAACCCGCAGAGCCGCCAATCCACCGGCGTATTGCAGCAGTTCGTAGTGCAGGCCTCAGTGACCTCGGTGAACAACGCGACCGGTACCGCGACCATCTCGATTCTGCCCGCCATTGTTCCCAGCGGCCAGTTCCAGAATGTGAGCGCCTCGCCAGCCGATGGGGCGCTGATCTCGGTCTATGGCACCGCGGCGTTAGGACAGGGCGCTCTCGGCGGCCTGACCACGTTGCAAGGGCTGCTGTGGGACAAAGAAGCCTATGCGTTTACTTCCTTCCCGGGCGACGTACCCGAGGGCGTGGATATGGGCTACGAGGACCGCAGCAAGGAAATCGGCGTCTCGTTGCGTTTCGTCCGCATCTTCGACGGATACCGCGACCAATGGGTGAACCGGTTCGATGTCTATTACGGCATCGGGCCGTTATATATGGAAGGAGGCGTCCGAATCGCTCTCAGCTAACCGCTGGGATGCTATAACGGAGAAAAGCCATGAAAAACATCAATCGAACCATCCAATTCGCCGCGGCGCTGCTGTTTTGCGCCGCGCTCGCATTCGGGCAGGCCACCACCACCAGCACCACGCTTTCCGCTGTCGTGAACGCGCCCTCGCCGAACTCGGCCGGCACCCTGCAGTGGTGTTTGGCCAGCGCCACGGGCGTTACGCTGCCGTCATTGTCCGGTGGAACTCTCGGCTCATATCTCGCTGTAGATCAAGAGATTGCGCAGGTTTTGAGTCAGGGAGTAACCTCGACGTGCTTCAACGTCAAACGTGCCCAGTTGGGCACCAACGGCCAGTACAGCCACGCATCCGGCGCGACGGTATGGGTCGGGACTTCCGCGGTAGCGTCCGGCGACTCCAGCCACCCGTATTCCCCCGGCGCGTTCATCGACGAAACGCCTAAGGGGCCCTGCGTGGCCGCCAACCTCTACACCCTGCCGCTGATCGCCTCCGGAGGTCAGACCGGCCGGGGCGCGGTGCAATTGATAACGTGCGCCAGTAGCGTCTGGTCGGCTTGGGATCTCGGTTCCAGCCATACCTGGATCGGGCAATGCACTCTCGGCACTTCCTGTTCGGTGACGTTGCCCTTAGCCTATACCAGTTCCTCCAGTTACCAGTGCTCGGCGACCGATGTGAGCGGCGTATATGCCACCTCGGTCGCCTATTCAAGTGCATCGGCAGTGGCCTTTACCGGCCATGGCACCGACGTCATCTCGTATATTTGCGTGGGAACCTAACCCGCGCTAAGATGTGTTCGTGTGCGGGGCGGCAAATCTCGGGGGAGGTGGCTGCCCCAACTTTGAAAGGAAAACTACATGCCCGATATAACGCAA